GTCAACCTGCGCCATCTTGGCCTTTATCGCGACCTCTTGCTGTTTCGCCTGCGCTGTCTGCAATGCAGCTTGTGCCATCATTTGCTTGGACGGGTCTTGTTGCTGTTGAGGCGGCGTCTTGGCGAACAGTGAATCGCCATCTTCAATCCCGATCATGGTGAAGATGCGCTTGTAAACCGTTGCCTGGTCGAAATATTGAGGGTTTTCCTTGGCCAGCGTGTAAATGGCGATGGCCTTTTGAATCCTCAGAGATTGACTAGAGCAGTTCGGATCGGCGCGGGGAACAATGTCCTTGTCATTCAACGCCGCCGTGAGCCGAACCACATCCTGATCGAACGCTGGCGTCTTGTTGGCTCGCCAAATGCTCTTGGGGTCTTTCTTGAATAGCGCCTTGAGAAGTCCGAACTCCTTGCCCTGCGCTTGGTGCATGCGCTTATGAACGGCGTTGAGAACCTTTGTCGCCTGCTCAATCAGCGCGATCGTGGTCCCAACCGGCGCATCTTGCTTTCCCTCGCCAACCGAGGTTTCCGCCGTCCCGCCGACACGCTGTGAGGTTTGCTCAACTTGCTGAATGATCGCCACGAAGCCAGGCGTCACGTCGCGATACGGAAGCGGCATGATCGCGTCTTTGAGCGGCACGCCTTCAACGTCTACCGGGGCGAGCTGTCCCGGCGAAACACGGATGTTAGTCGTTTGCTGCTTTCCCGCAGATCGCGCAACCAACCCACCAGGAAAGTTAGATAACATGCCGTTATCAAGAGCAATACGCCAAGCGGCAGTAAGAGCCCGTGTCGAATTGCCAAGAATATGGAGCAGCCCAAGATTGACGCCAGGAAAGGCAGGAACAAAAACATACTCAACAAAAACTTCCTTTCGAGTGAAACTCTCATCGCCTTCTTCCCACCAACGCCGTATTTCTAAAACTTGTCGGCTGTCCTTGTCCATCGTAACACGATAGGGCAAAGCCAATCCAGTTTCACCACCGTCTTCCTTATGCTCAAACCCCCTTAGATCAATCTCGCAATAGCACTCGTAAATCTCTCGGTCCAGTTCCTCTGGCTCAATCGTCGTCTTAGGCGCGACACCGGATATGTTCGAAAGCTTGTTATCTACAGGGTTTTCATCCGAGAGCGTCGATTGTCCGAGCCCAACATCCCGCCAGACCTTAGCGAGCATCATGCGCTTTACGTCGCTCGGCTTCATCCGGCTGCGATGCGTGACGCGACCGCAAGCCTCCAGAGATACCGCACCCTCGGACATAATCAGGTCTTTGCGATCAATCGTATCGCTAACTGGGCGACGCTTGATCGGATGGAAATAGACCTTTTTGTAAGCCTCTCCGCCATGACCAAGGGAAAAGAACATCCGATCCGTGTCGGGATAGTATTCAGGAGCTCCCGTCGTCAGATAATGGTTCATGTCCTTTTCGAGGGCCATTGCCTCTTCGTCTACTTCTTCCGTCCCATCGCCTTCGTTGGCGACTTTGACCGGACCATCGGCAGGAAGCAGTTCTCCCCGAGCATTGGCCTGAAACCTAAGAATGGCCTCCAACAGAAGAGGATGCTTGACGACCGACATACCCTCTTCGCCGGGCTCTGTGCGAGGCTCTTCGAGCTTAATACCGAGAAGATCGATCCCCTTTACAATATCGACAAGGCGCTGATCCTGCCGCCGAATGTCATCGCCAATCAGTCGAAGCAGATTTTCCGCGATGGTAGCCATCTCGCCATCGGCCATGTGCTTGGCGAGGTTTTCATCGTGCTTGTCGGCGTCCGCTGCATTGGTTGGATTTTGGAGCGGCGCGAGGTTTATGCTAACGGTGCCATCTGGCAAATCAATGACAACGACATTGCCATTCGGATTTATCAGAGAGCCTAGATCGCCGTCGCCATCAAGCGCAACGTCTTCCGCATTCGGGAGATCAGCTTGCGGCGTGACTTGACGAATAGCGCTCGGAACTAAAGGCATTATTTCTCGAACCTAATGCCAGCAGCAGCTATTCCAATCATGGAAAACCACGCCTCGCGCCACCAAAAGCCAATTATCCCAAGCGTCACCAATACCCCCCAAAAGAATGCGTCTCGCAGCGTAACTCGGAATATAATAACTTCACTCTCTTGACGCAAATCAGCTTGCGGCTGGACTTGACGGATGGCGCTAGGGGCTAGGCTCATTTATTTGCTGCCATTCCGTCTAGCATAATCAATCTTGTCGTCGATGTAGCGATCAACCGAATGACCAACACAGCCCCAAAGGAAGATATAGCAGCAAAACGCTATAACCGGCGAAAGGAAGCTGCAAATCAGAAATAACCAGAAGAACAGGTTAAAAACGCCCTCGAAGCCCGCAGCATACATAATGCCACAAATAATCAGCGCGCATGATGCCCATTTTGCAGCGCCAAACGGCATCGTCTTTCTATCGTTGTCAGGAAGGTCGATCAACTCACCTAAGAACATCGTTTTATTTTTATGATCCATCACAATGCTCCATCGCGTAACGGATCGACTCCGCATGCTGGCCCAATAATTCCCCGCATTTCGTCCAACGGAACATGCTCAATCTTGCTAGGCGTAACTCGGAATAGGATGATAGGGGCTAGGCTCATTTATTTGCTGTCCTCGGATAACTCAACCAGACCATCAGACGATTGAAAGAATATGGAATACGGAACATGCTGGACTTTTGATCCGTATTTAATCACTCCGACGCCGTGGGTGACAGCATCTGCCATACCTTCAGCATACGCTGGATCATTAAACACACGCTCCCAGTCAATCGGATGATCAGAGATAAATTTGGCACACGCAACAGCAACCTTCTCTCTTGGATAGATGGCTTTCATCATTTCCGTTAGATCGCCCGCCATCACTCTGTCTCCACGTCGCGCTCGATATCAGCAACCATCTGGCGCATCCCGATCTCGGACAGGATGAACTGAATGCGCATCTGAAGCCCCTTATCGTTCGGGGACACTAAAGCGCGGCGACGGTATTTGTCCGCGAGCGCTTCGAGACGGGCAGTCGGAATGTGGTGTAGATCGACCGGGCTAGGAAACCGATGGCTAGGAAACCGATCTAGCAGCACTTGATTGAGCATCACTTCCCCTCCTTCTTACGCCGATACCAAAGAGCGCGGTTCATATTATGAACTCCCGCCGATGACCTGCGCTATAGGAGACGGCTTTCTTAACACGCCGGCGCGTTGGCTCGACATCCCTATTAACTAATCCCGGTAGGAATGCAATTAACCTTTCTTCCGCCCGACGTGCGAGGTCGAACGTATAGAACAACCCAAGCGATACCATGATAGGCCAGCGTCCGTTATCTCTTATCCATTGATGGACTGGGCCATCAGAATTGCAGAAATGAGCCGTCCTACGGCTATCAAACCGAGTTGTGAGACCGACATAAACCGGGGAATCCGTTTCAGGATCGATCATTAAGTAGACGTGCCACTTGGGCGGCCATCGCTCTTCTTCTTCGGGTTTCTCTTGCGCCACTCCCGCATGTAAGCCCGCATATAATTTTTCATATACGACTTGTGAGCTGCATTCCTGTCGTATTTCGGTTTCTTCTCCTCGATATCCACATTCTCGACAGGCGCGGGAACTTGTATCTGCGATGATGGCTCCGCACTCGGAGCAGGTGAAACGATCTTGCATATTGGACCTTTGGGCGCGTAGTTGATAGCCATGCCCTAGTCCTTATACGTTAAAGCCCTTAATGTCAACCGTAAAGCCTTTAACGCTTCCGCTCCTAAACATCGTAAATCGGCCTAGTCGGACTCTTGTGCATTAACCCACCCGTCAACTCCGCCGCGACCTCACTCGCCCTGCGGATCAGCCCGGTCTCACGCAAATGCTTCAGCGCCATCGAGGTCGAATCCACGAGATCATCGTGCGCACCCTTGGGAAACACCTCAAACTGATTGATAACGCTATCGGCCCAAGAGCGATCAGGAGCAAAGACAATCCCATTGGAGAACGTAGCCTGCACCGCATAGACCCGCGCCACCTTGTCCGCGTTGCCAGGATTGACGAGCCTCACGCCCCAGTCAGACTGACGATTAAGCCTTTGAATCTCTTGAGCGACGCTGATTCCATTGGCCTTCGACTCGATCAGCAACATATCGATCTTGAACCGATTGCACGAATGAATGACCCACTCGACGAGGCCCCAGCTTTCCTTGGCGCGCGCCTCATAATCCTTGGTCTGCTCGCCAGGATAGCGCGGTATTTCAGGTCCATGAATGGGAAGGCGTTTCTCCCACGCATTCATCAGCATAACGCAAGGCAACGTGTCGCGGCCATCCTCGACCAGCGAGCGCCCATGCTTCGTTATGAGCCCGCTAGCCTCTTGCCCCGATCGCTGCCAAACCCCCCAAATCGTTAAGGCGCTAGCGTCGTTTTCCTGCTTCTCAGTGTAAGCCGTATCAAGGCTTGCAATGATGTAATCCATTGCCGGGAAAGCGTCTTCTCGGTTCATCCCTTGAGAAGCAGCTTCCTCACTGTTCCAAGTCCGCCACCATTCCCGCTTGATTATTCCGCCACCGCGAGGGCTTGGCGTTTGCTGAAACTGACCCGCCGAAGCATAAGGCCCCATGACGCGCTTGTCGCGATCAACGACTTCTGCCGGGAACCGCTCTGGAAATAGAAGCTCGCCCTCTTCCTCTCTAGGATCTTGGAAGCCTATGACCGTTTTGAACGGCTTTCGCCATGTCTCGAACTCCATCGGAAGGCAAAGATGCTCATAACCTAATTGTTTACTAACGATAATCCCGGATACATCCTCTTCATGCAACCGCTGCATGATAACGACGATAGCGCTCTCGATTGGGTTATTTACGCGGGTTGGGACAGCTTCCAAGAACCAATCGATCGTCGTCTGGCGCATCGCATCGGATGCCGCACCCTCGACCGAATGAGGATCATCAATGATGACCCTATCACCTCTCGCGCCAGTGATCGATCCTGCCGCGCAAGCCTCGCGAAAACCTGTCGCCGTATTCTCGAACTTTGTCTTAGCGTTTTGATCTGACGTTAGCTTTACTCTATCTCCCCAACGCTTTTGATACCAATCGGATACGATCAAGCGACGCATCTTCGTGCTGTCGCGTATGGCTAGGTTTTGGCTATGAGAAGCGCAGACATACCGCAAATGCGGCATATTCCTTGGCCCCCACTCCCAAGCCGGCCACATAACCGAGACCGTCATTGACTTCATAGTGCCGGGTGGGATGTTCGCGAGCAAGCGATTGAAAAGCTTGCCGTCTACCTCCAAACCGTCTGAAATCGCTTCAAGATGCTCACACAGCGCGTCAATGTGCCAGCCGTGGATGTATTGCTGGCCGGGCTCGATAACATGCCAGGCAGCCTTGATAAACGCGGATAGGCTGTCTTCACACTCGCGCTTTTCAGTGCGAAGTTTCTCCGTCTGTATCGCTGTAGCTAAGAGCTGAAGTCTCTCGCGCGATCCAATTTCGTAGTTCATCGTCGCTCATTCGGTCAAAATCTCCGGGAGCGCCGACTTCCTTACGCTCCACTATTAACCCCTTAACTTTCGCCTTGCCCATTGCTGCGGCTGTAGCGGCTGCTGGCTGGCTTATCGACATTGCAAGCTGTCTGGCTTCCTCTAGCTCGTTAAGCACGCTAGCGACCGTTACTTCGGCTCTAAGAGCCCCCCGTGCTTGGATTTCAGCTATCCGCGCCATGATTTCTTTATTTTGCTTAAACCTACCGGCGTTTCTAGGGTTAGGATTATATCCCGCTGCCTCATAAGCGTCGCCAGCCGTTTTACCCTTCACAATCTCTTGGGCGAAACGCTCATGGCGCGCATTAGGTAGAACTGGCATTATATTCCCATCGCCTGTCTAATCTTTAGCTTTGCAACATCCGACCCGATAGCTTCGCCAACGTTTTTACCAGCGGTGTAAGCCATAAGGATAGCGGCACAATCTTTCGGCTCGACATACGC